TGAAGCGTTTCCATTATATCTATAAATTTTAATAATGTTGTTTCTACATCCATTTCAGGTCGTTGCTCAAAAAACGAGAGAATTTTATTATTTGTAATTTGCAACATAACTCTATTTAATATAAAATCATAACTTTAAATAACTTTCATAAATTAAGTTCGTAATTTATTTTTTTATATATTAGTAATATATTAATTATATAAAAAAATAATTAATATAAGTTATATTAAATTATTTTTCTATAATTTATATATATATATATATATATATAGATAATGCCTGGAGACAAGACTAAAGGTCTGCTTAGAGACTTAGCTTTTATGGAGGGAGATCCATATTATGAAGCTGTAAGAGTTAAACTTCAAAGAAATCCAGAGCTTAAAGCGGTAAGAGTTAAATTTCGAGGACTTCAAGGAGATACTAAATCACCGGAACAAGTTCATAATCTACGACAAAGGAGAGCTCCGCTTCTACTCTCTGATGTTGTGGAAGAAGCGCTAAGTAAAAATGATACACAAAGTAAAAATGATACACAAAAAAATTCTAAAAAGGCTATCCAAAAAAAGAACAACAACACAAGAAAAAAAAAATCGGAATCGGAGCAAGACAAGTATCTACGTGAACTTTATGAATATAGAGAGAGAAAAATTAATGATATAGATATGAATGAACAAGACAAATATCGTTTAAATAAGGCAATAGAGTATCTACAAGAAGATGAAGATGCAGAAATGGATTACGATAAATACCTTGAGGAGCAAATTGACTATTTAAGAGATAAAGAAAACAAAGAAAATAAAAAATTTTTTATTCTTAAAATATTTCACCATTTTATTTCTCACGAGCCTATTGAGGATAAAGTTAAGGAAGAACTTAAGGAAGAACTTGAGAAAGAAATAACATTACACCTTAAATCCTTGAATGATTGGAGAACACATACAGTATCACAGAGCCTTGAAGAAATGAAACAGTATTATATGGAAAATTGTATATCTAAACAAGCTAGTATAGTACAAAAACTAAATGCACTAGTACCTAACGGAATAATTATGGCAGAAAAATATAAACATTTAACAACCCCATTTTATTATGACATGAAATCCATGTCCAAAGTTGATCTTGGAAATCTTGATGATGAAGAAAAAAGTATATGGGAGAAGTTCGAGGCATATGTTGAAAATAAAAATGAGAAAAAGAAAGGAAATAAAGAAGCAATATATCATATATTTACCGATGATATAGATCTCATATTACATATACATACAGGTCCATGGAGACAACTATTCAGCGATGGTCACGCTTTTATGGATACTACAAAACAACCTAAAACTATTGAAACATGTGGCAACAATAATACTCCTTGGTTGCCTCGCGATAATGACGAAAACTATTTATGTCCTGCTTGTACAGAAAAAATAGGTTCTGAAGATGAAAAAGGCAGATTTGCTAAACAGCCATGCGTTAGAGTGTCGGTTGATCATGTTGATCACGTTAAACATGCGTTTATTACTTATAAGAATGACGGATTATGCGAACAACTAACTATGACTTGTTATGAATGTAATTTAAGAAAGTCAAATATGCGTGTGCAAAAGTTTATTTCTAAGATACATGAAGATCCTAGACCAGTTTATATGTTTAGAAAAGAAGATAGACAAGAAGATAGACAAGAAGATAGACAAGAAGATTTAGATGAAGAAAAATATTTAACAGGGAACAACCGGAATATAAGAAACAGTTACTATGTAAATAATATAGTAAGATCAATATTAAAGGGTATTAAAACTCTTCCTGAAATGCTAAAATCAGCCGCTCAAATAACAAGGACATATAAAACTGTGACAGAGTTTAAAAATAAAGAGATTCAGAAAATGTTAGAAATATCAAGGTTATTAGTTTCGGTTCCAGCATTATTGGAGTTAGGGCAAGCTAATATATCGCCAGAATACTTACTAGGAATGGTAGAAACATTTATTTTTACTATAATGGATACTGACCGACTTTCTAAGGGTATAAGTTTTGACCAACTGACATATGATGATATAGAAAATATATTAAATAGCTTTATTAAAAAATTTACTGAACTTGGTAATATAACGGATGATTCTATACACTGGAGTAATTTATTGGAATATGTTACGCGTTATGCAAGATTAATAACACGCAATAAATATGATTATTTTTTATATAAAAATATTATGGTTTTGTTTGTTTTTCAATATTTAAATATTAACCATGATGATCAACCAATACCAATTGATATGTTTAAACAATTCTGTCACCACATATATAAAACATATAGTGATTATGAACTATATGAATTTTGGGAGCAACAAGCTAGACGCAGTATTAAAGCTGTTCCCGGACACTCGTATGCAGAAAGGTATCGTTTCATGCCTGCCTCCTCATCTGATGCCCACCTCGCTGCCATGCAGCTGCGTGCCCTGCGGCAGCAACCCGTAGTTGAGGAGGCGGAGTCTGAAAAAAAAAGAGGAAAGCGACCAAAAGTTTCTGGTAAAGGTAAAACAAAAACAAAAACAAAAACAAAAACAAAAACAAGAAAAAACAAGCATATCAAAAGAAGATAAATCAATATTTTTAATTTTTAATAAATGTCTACTTATTTTTTTTAGCTTCCTTAGATTTTTTAACTTTATTAGCTTTTCTACTTATCTTAACTGTATTAGCTTTATTAACTTTCCTACTTATCTTAACTTTCCTACTTATCTTAACTTTATTAGCTCCCTTAACTTTATTGGCTTTCTTAGCTTTCTTAGTTTTCTTAGTTTTCTTAGTTTTCTTGGCCTTCTTAACTCTCAATGTTTGAACTCCCATTTTTGCAAATCTTGAGTTTTTAACTATACCACCAACTAGTTCCGAATTCTTCTCTAAATGAACAATAGCAGTATCTATGTTTGCAGCACTACTTGCTTCTAATGCCGTATTTTCTGCTTTATCTAATTGAGTTTCTGCTGTTCCAGTATCACTTTTTATTGCGTTTATAGTAATACGTATTCCATCAGGATAACCTAATGCCGCATGTTGCGAATCTTTAAAAACCTCTTTAATACTATTTAATGAAACATTAAAATCCCTATGTGTTGGTGCTAGAATTAAACTCGAAGGGTTCATTTTAGCATTAGATTCTTTACCTGTTAACTGCCTTTTTATTTCTTTGAAACTTTCAATTAACAAATCCAATACGTTTTCTGTATTAAAATATGGACTATTTAGAAAATAATTTATTATATCAGATCCCAATCGTGTTACTAAACAGTTGTCCCCATATAATATTGTATTGAGTGATTTAAAATTACTACACACCGAGTCATATGAAAAATTTGGCAGCGAACCTTGGTATGCTTGGTGATTTAATGCTGGTGCTCCACTAGGACCAAATTTATATTCATATTCGACTTTACCTGAATCATCAGTAGTCGCAATAATTGTTTCCCAAGCACCTATATATATATTCAAAAAATATGTAGTATTTTCTATATAGTTAATTATTGCTTCGGTTGAATTCTCAGCAGGAGGAACCTCCGCATACATAGTACCTTCTTTAGAAGCTTGCTTAAATTTTCCTGCCATATAAAACTTCAATGTTTCATCAATATTTTGTTCTGTTGCTTTAATAATTGCCTTTTTCTTTTTCAAAAGATAATCAAGATATAAGTAACAATCACTATCAAGTGGAACATCTGCTAAATCAGATTCTTGAATTATTTGTGGAAATAAGCGCCAAGCCCTTGATCCTATTTTTGACGCACAATCTGCTTGAAATTGTTTTAATTGTGACGCACTATACATTGGAATAAAATCGGCACCACTATCTATTAATGTTTTTACTCTTAATAATAAAAATCCTGCGTGTCCGGGGTCTATTGTATATGTAGGGTCTTCTTTATTTAATCCCAATCCTGTAAGCGTAGCCATTACAGAAGCCATTACAGAATCTAGCGAACCATCTTCTCTCGAAGATGGATGAATATTTGGTGATAGTTTAAAATCAAAATCACTAATTTTACTTGTAGCCACAGCATTCAAATTTTCTAATATTTCCGGGTTATTTACATTTGCTTGAATGAAATGTTTTACTATTGTAAAACACAATACTTCTTTAGTAGTACCTGTATTTTTAGCTAATTCCTTTAACAATAATTGATTTGTCGGAGTTAATAATGAAAATGTTTTTAATAGTATATCAATGTATTCAACATTGCCACGCAAATCACTGGGGTCAGGTATAGAAAACATTGAATTTGCGTATGCTAAATAACCTAGTTCTCCTGATTCACCTGGTTCTGGTAAATAACTCGGTTTATAAGGTGGATCTGTAGATTTTATATTCCACTTCCAATCGGGATCATCATCGCCACTTCCTCGTGCATTAACCATTCTAATAAATAAATCTATCATATTAACAATTAATTGCGCAAAAAGTATTATGATATTGCCTCCGGCAGCAGTAATTACCATTAAATTTGTATATTGTTGATTAGCCCAGAATTCTTTTGATGAACCTGTTCCACCACCATTTAAAAAATTACAATACAGAGTAAAAAGTATTTCAACTTCATTACATCCTTCACAAGAAGTTAAAAAAGAAAGACGGATTGCTCTTTTATCTGATTTATCATCACTAGTAGTTGCTGCTATTTTATTTAACTCCTCTTTAAACTTTCTTAATGGCAAACTAATACCATATGTCATAACTGCTTTGTTATGAGCTTCTCCGTGTTCATTATTGAAACTTGTTGCTGTTAAATCAAATAACTCTCCTGAAAAAAATTTGCCAACACTTATAGCATCAAGATCCGTATTAATATCAGTTTTAGTATCATCCATTATATATATAATTATATAATAAAATTGAATTTATAGTTTATTTGTTAACACACCATAATTTATATAATAAAAGTTATAATTATTAATATGTCATATTCAAGTGTTGTTAAATTTATTAACACTATTACTAATATTATAGGTAATGAAAAAATTATAATAACCGAAAATAATCTTAAAGTTGGTAGTTTAATATGTAGCCACAAACCATCAATAACTATTAATGACTACATTAAGCGAATTTTTAAAAGCGAATTAATTGATGAGGAAAATTATGACGCTATTATTTTACATACTATAAATTTAATTCATTATTTAAAAACAAAGGGAATATATTTGAATAATTATTCATGCCACAGAATAATTTCAACGTTAATAATGTTGTCAAGCAAAATTATTGAAGAGTACCCACATTCTAATTGGTATTGGGCAATATTATGCGGAGTTAGTTTAGAAGATATGAATATGATGGAGCGTTCAATAATGGAAATATTAGATTATAATTTACATATTGTTATTTCACAAAAGCATATACTAAATTTTATAATAATTTAAAAATACATTATCTTATATTATGAACTATGAAAACTATTGTCTACAATAACATACTATTTACTATTGGACAAAATGCCCAAGACAATTGGAATATATTAGAGCAACTAGAAAAAATAAACAGCAATTATATTTGGTTTCATTTAAATAGTTTTCCTTCATGTTATGTCGTTATGCATTGTATATTAGAAGATTTGAGAGACAATAGTAGTAATGATTTTTTAACTTATGGCGCCCAACTTTGTAAAAATAATAGTAAGTTTAAAAATTATAATAATTTAAAAATATGCTATACTTCTCTCAAGAATATCAAAAAAACACAAAAAATTGGAGAGGTTGTCATTGTTGGAAAAACAAACATTATAAAATTATAGTAAAATTATTAATTATAAATATAAAAAATTGAAGTAACTTTTTATATTTTTATATTTTTATATTAATTAAAGTAATATAATATGCCTATTCCTATTTGTCCAATTACACAGGATGTTATGAAAGAACCTGTTATAGACCGCGAAGGCAATACATATGAAAAATCAGCAATATTAGAATGGCTTAAATCTACCAATACGTCTCCTATAACAAGAAATGTTATTAGTGCTTTGGAACTTGTTCCAAATAGGGCACTTATCGAATCTGCTACAACTACAAGAAACAGTTCTCAAGAAAATATTTCTAATTGTTCTAAATGTAATAAAACTATGAAAATGTCAAATTATAAAGGAGCTAAAGCACCAGTATGTTTTAATTGTAGAGACTGGTCTTGTAAGCATTGCACATTTATTAATAGTGCTACGCATAAAGCTTGTGATATATGTGATAATCCTCGTTAGAGGTTCTTTTATATTAATTTATAATATGTTGTTTTTTTATTTTTCTATAAAGTAAAATTTTTTTGAAAAAAGGACAAAAATAAATGTCCTATTTTCTATTTTAAAAATACTTTATAGAATTTTTGCAAATTTGCACTTTTTAAATAAAATCATACCTTTAGCATCTCAATTTTTTAAATTTGCATATAAAAAACTCCTTACCATAAAAATAAATACTCTAATAAACTAGTTTAGGCATTTTTTCGGTAAGTATTTTATACTTACTAATGACTTACGAAATCTTGCCAAAAAATGCCAAAATATTTTGCTGTGAAAAATGCGCATTTAATACGAGCAACAAATTTAATTATTTGAAACATTTAGACACTCGAAAACATAAAATACTTACCAATACTTACCAAAATCTTGCCAAAAATGCCACATCATTATACGCGTGTTTATGTGGTAAAAAATATAAGCATAAGCAAAGTTTGTATGCGCATAAAAAAGTATGTGTGCCTAGTGCAAAACTGTGCGAACAAAGTGTTGAAAATAGCAATATTGAAGATTATAATATTGATTTTAAAGAATTAGTATGTAAAATGATGACAGAAAATAACGAAATTAAAAATATGTTGCTAAAAGAAAATCAAGAATTGCGATCACAAATCAGTGAATTAATTCCAAAAGTAGGAATGTATAATAATACTATAACAAATAGTAGTGTAACAAATAGTAGTGTAACAAATAGTAGTGTAACAAATAGTAGTGTAACAAATAATAAATTCAATATTCAAATATTTTTAAACGAACAATGTAAAGATGCTATAAATATGAAAGATTTTATTGAATCTATAAAAATTAGCTTACAACAATTAGATTTAATACAAAGCAAAGGACTAGCAGAAGGTTTAACAAACGCTATATTAGAAAATATTAGCAAACTTAGTTTATATAAGCGCCCCATTCATTGTACTGATATTAAGAGAGAAACATTATACATAAAACACGATGATATATGGGAGAAAGATAAAACGAAGGAAAGTATAAAAAAGGCAATCAAAGAATTATGTCATAAACCATATTATACATTAAAAGAATGGTTAGACAACAACCCTAATTATATGGATGATGAAAATAAGCAACACTACTTTATACAAACCACGCGTTCGTTAGGAAAAAAATGCGATAGTTTTGATGATAAAGTAATCAAAAATATATGCTCTAAAACATATATTAAAGATGCATAATGCTAAAATATTATTTTATTATGACATAACATAATAAAATATACTATGGAAATATTGATTATATTACCAACAAGTAATTTTATTCAAATAGTTTTTTAATCAAGTAATTTTTAATCAAATAGTTTTTTATCAAGTATTTTTAATATTATATATATATAGACCAAATTATGTATTTTAGCAAATTTACTAGAAAGCAAAGAAAAAAAAAGTCTATAAAATCACAACAACAAACTGCTAGGAAACAAAGAAAAAAAAAGTCTATAAAATCACAACAACAAACTGCTAGGAAACAAAGAAAAAAAAAGTCTATAAAATCATTTTTATTACCAAAACGAAGTAATAAAACAGAAAGTAAAAGTGCTACAGAAAGCACTATTGAGTCAATAATCTCAAATATAACACAAAAAAATATAAGCGCCGATGAAAAAATACAAATGATTTGTGATGAATTATCACAATTAAAAACAATCGCTTTTTACGGTGTATTAACATTGCCTTATATTAAGTCTACAGGTAGCAAAGACACTATTGATAGAGGAAAAACAATTGGGGGTATGATTAGGAATAGGCATGAAACAAATGCAGATAGAATAGTCAGATTAGAAAAAGAACTTCAGGCAATAGATAAAAAAATAGGTACTACAGAATCTAGTAGAGATAATTATAAAAAAAAAGCAAAAGACGCAGAAGCAGAAGCAGCAACAGCAGCGGCAGAAGCACTAGTAGCAAGTGCAAAAACCAAAGGAACACTACAGGATAAGGCAAAACAAAAAAAATTAAAACAACGACAATATGAAGAAAACGTTGGTAAAGATGTAATAACCCTTAAAGAACTTGAGAAAAGAAAACAAGAACTAAGCGACACTATAGAGGCCGCTGCTCTAGAACAAGCAGAAACAAGAAGACAACAAGAAGAAGCTATGGCACACGTTCGTATAGTTGAGGCGGAAGTAGCTATGAGCACTAGATGTTTAGAAAGACACCGAGCGGAATATGATGAGATTAATGATCTTTTACAGCAAATAGAAGTCGAGAAAAATAGATTTATTCAACAAATCAGTGCTATAGATTTATTATTTGAACCTATGACTGGTAGTATAATAAGAAGTATTACAACAAAATTAGATGATATAAATAAAATAAATTACAATAGAAGATTATCAGACTATAAAATTGCGAGACAAGGATTGCCACAATATCAAGATTTAGTACGTAATTTAGATACTTCAATAACCGTAGTAAATCGTTATAAAGCTCAAATACAAGGATTACCACGAGTGATTGCGCCAATAGGTATTCGTGAATTTATTCGCATTGACCTCATATGTGATAATCAATTTATTATCACAGACGCAGATTGTGATAGAGTTTATTTATTGGTGCAAAATAATACTATAACAAAAGATTCAGGGCGTAATATATTAGATGTATGGTTAAAAAATACAACAAGAATGATAGAATTAGAAAAAGAGTTGTTTTCAAAAGGATACAAAGGTTCTGCATATTTAACAGATTATATTGAATACAAAGAGGAATTTGAAAAAATAAAGTCTGATATACTTACAGACAGATTAAATACAGCGCTCGAAAACTCCCCAAGAATAAGAGGCGAGCATATTATTGTTAAAAGTAAACAGTTGGCCGTGACAGGAGTTGCATGGTTTTTTTACTCTAATAGTGATGAAGCCGAAGCAATAAGACTTGCTTCAGAACACCAACCAAGGAATAATTTTCATTTTACGGCACATTTAGATCCAGGTGATGTAGCAGTGGGCTCGGACCTTCCTTCTCGAAACATCAATAGGTATTCAAGTGGTTCACTTCATCTTAGAGGAAATACTAATATTTATAAAGCAAATATGCGACCATATATATTTAAAGAAGATACAGATTCGCCACCCATTGACGGGTTTGTTGGATTGCCTCATTGTATTCAAGTAATACCTGTCTATCCCGGAGATGCTACCGAAACATCAGAAGTTATATATGTAGGAAGAATAGTAACTGATACACTAAATACATATTTACAAGAATTAGCCATTGATTCTCAAAAGCCAATAAAAGAACAAGAACACAATGATAATTTTCGTCAAAATACTCGTGTCCCAATAATTACTGAATTACAAAAAGAATTACCAAAACAAATAAAACTTGTTAAAAAACAAAGGTATTTAGCTAATATACAAAGATTTCAGGAAACCTTAGCCCCAATTACAGCCGCTATACTAGTTCCAATGGCCGTAGTTGGAGCAGATGCCGATTGTAAGAAAACTATTAAAAACCTTGACGAATTATATAAACAAACAATAGCGACTAAAGATTCAGAAATAAAGAAAAAGAGAGATAAGTTTATTATAGATGAAATGGGCATGGACCGTTCCATTTTAGTTGAAATAGCGAGACAAGGTATAAATTTAAAAGATGTTGATATTTTACCAGCAGAAATTTTTCCAGAAGGCGGTCATTTAGATATAAACGACATAGAAGCTGAAGCAGCAAGAGTAGAACCAGCAATAGCACGAGGAAAATATACAAGAAAAAGATTAAATAAAGTATCAAAAAAAAGGCGATATAAAATCTCAAGAAAAAGAACAAACAAACTAACTATTTATAAGATAAAAACAAAAATAAACAAAAAAAACAAAAATAAATAAAAAAATGGGTATTTTCATTTAGTAAATATTAACTAAATAAAAATATGCGACACCGATGAGGTTCGAACTCATGCGGGCAATGCCCAATGGATTAGCAATCCATCC